CCCGTTGCTTTGTGTAATTCGCCGGATCCAGAAGAAACAGCACATGAAGCATTAGGGAAAATCTGTGATTGTTGTCTTCTTGCTATACCAGCAAAATGATCATTTGTTGAACTCATCGGTTTGAGTCGTATAGTAATTCTTCCAGTACGATCAAAGGCGAGTGAGGTTCTAGCCCCATCAGCGCCCTTGTTCATGTTTGCCTGATCTCCGCCAGATTCGACAGTTACACAACTGCCTTCTGCAAAGTCTACACACGCCACACCATCCACAACAACAGCGGTGAGGTTTTGGGCGTAATATTCTTTTCGTGCCATGATTTAATCTCCTATTAAACGAACGCGTTAAGGTTGATAGTAACAGAATGTACAGCGCCTGACAAGTTAGCATCAACTGTAATACCCTTCCATTGTCGAGCCGCTCTGTCAGCTATAGACAAATCCCCAGCAAGTGGTATCTCAATCAAGTATGCTGGTTCTGTGTTAATATCTCCCGTTTGCGTATCAGTGCTTTCTCTTGAGGTGAGCGTTCCGTTTACCGTAAATTTAAAACACGCCTTATTGATGGAGTCTTCAAGGATTAAACGGCCTGTAGAGTTAAAAGGAATACGGTCGTTGCGAAGAAAAGCGTTATATACTTCTGTTTCAATTGCATCAACTAACCCGTCAATGTTAAACGTCTCATCAATAAACCAGCTTGAGCTTGCGCATGTACCATCGCGCATAGTTCTGACATCGGTTTGAATGCGGGTAAAAGTATTTATACGTTTTGACAGAAGGACAATTAAATCACTGGCCGTTACATTAACAGTAGGAATACCCGGTAAATCTTTAAACTTGAGAGTAATTACACCTTCTCTTTCCTGGAAATCAACAGCTTGCAATCTAGCTAATGCGCTAATCTCTGGATAATAATCGGCGTTATTATGATACATAACAAATGATCTTCTGTATCCTAATTCGTTCAGGTCACTACCAATGTCTGAAGTAATATCGGCGCTGAGTGACAACACATCGTTACTCGCAAATCCTGCAAGTTTACGCTGAGTTTCTACCCAACCTGCCGCTAATCGTGGACTAAATTCAGTATCAAGGGTTGAAGCCGAGTCTCTAAATTCCCTCGTGAGTGCGAGACCGTACCAGTTATTGCCACCACACTGACCTGCATTTTCGAGTAAACCTAATTCGTCAACAATGCCTACAGGGGTATACCCTGCCACTATCCTGAGATCGTCTGTTTCTGTTAATGGATCATCAAGTCCGTTGAGAAAAGCCAATCCGCTAATGTCTGTACCTGTTCCACCAGTATCAGTAAGAGAAGAAACCGTGGACGTGTCACCTGTTGAGTCACTTGTAAAAATAAAGTTATCGGATGAATTTGCATCATAAACTACAGTTGCCCCGGTAACACCAGTTGATAAAATAGTTGCTACGTCGTCAAAATCAGTAACAGTGGTAAAGTCGAGAGCGGCCACATCCTGAGAAGCACCATCGACACTGACTGTAAACTCTCCATCACTTACTGCGGCAAATGTTGAAGGGAGGACAGTCGGGGCAATTGTTCTCGTCTCCATAAACCCGGACTGCGGGGTAGTAAAAACTTTTCCAATGAGTAAATATGTTGGCCTTGGAGATTGTGCGAAGAAATCTCTTGCAGCCTTGTATGGCTCCTGTAAAGATGTAAAATCTGCCAACACGTCATCAATAGACACATAAGCTTTTAATCGTAGCCCATGGTCATAAGGTGCATCGGTAGTAGCGACTAACAGCTTACTGAAATCAGTTAGCAATGCCGCCTGGGGTTTACTGACGTTTACTGTTACATCAATTGAGCGGGGCAAGGCCCGTTGATCACATACTGCCATGATTTAATCTCCTGTATTTGGTACTATTATTGTTTCACGATATTCTGTTACTCCATTGTCTGCTATTACTTCAATTTCTGCGGCATTCGCAAACTCTGTAATAAATGTTTCGGCTATTCTTGCGTCAAAATTTGCTGTCATTATGGCCCTATCTTCCCATCCGGAACCGACAACAGCAGAAATTTCGTTGATATTTGAATTGATACCACAAAAACCCATTTCTTCACCGTGAAAAAATAGATTAGATTTTATGCTATCAAAACTTGCAGCAAGTCGGTGTAGTTTAGATTGAGGGTCTCCTAATCCTATTGCTTGTATTGAGAAAAACAACTTGACGTACATTTTAACAATCTCGTCGTCGTCATTTATCGTATTACTAACTGAGTGCGGATACCATTTTGAGTATATCAATTTTATGCTGAAATAAGGCGCGTTTGGTTGTGGTCCATCATACTCACCAACCATCACAGTAGTGCCGGGATAAATTGACAATATCCACGTTCTAAGCGCTTGTTTACAACTCTCAACACTAGGCATTAATGGCGCTCCTGCGGTTTACTTTAGGGCATATGTAGCGATAAAATTTACCACTCCAATCTCCAAGGGAAAAAACCCTCCAGACATCACCATCATATCGAACATAAGATTGAGAGGTTTGACCTGTTCCGCTTATTTTTAATTTAATTCTTGTATGTATAAGTTTTGCGGCGTCGGTGCGTTCTCCCTCTGCTAAATATTCAATTTGTTCCGGTGATGCCGGCTGGATTACGCCTAAAATGTTGTAATTAATCCCTGGAGTTTGTACTGCTCGACCATCAACATCAGTATAAGCAGCATCAAATACAACTATTTTTTGCTGGAATAATGTTATCGCTTGCAGTACAGGTGGAAACATTAACGGACCTCATATGTAACAGATTGTCTCATTAAGCCCGTGTCAATAAGCGGGTTTGATGATTTTTTACGTGCAATAGTACTGTCTGCATTCGCCGGTTCTTTGACATCTACTATTTTTTGTTGAATAGCTGCGACAGCTTTTAGTCCAATTTTGTCCAATTCAGATTCAAGGTCACCTCCTTCGTTTACTCGTTTTATAGCTTTTTTAAATAATGGTTGTGAATCGTCCACAAACTCAAGGCCACCGGTGCGCAAAAAAGATCTTTCAGGAACACCCATACCAAATTCATTTCTAGCCGCTACATCTAAAACGCTTTCGCCGTTTGGGTATTGCGTACTTGCGCCATCTGAGCCCATGGGGAAACCTACAGCTATGACAGAATCTCCGCTATATCTACTCAATAAGCGTTTTAACCATCCGGGGTTACTGTGCCTAATATCTACGCTCATGATTCCACTTTGGCTACCCTTGCGCCAGCAAATAAAGTCCTTTTAAGGCGCATAAATTCCTTTCCGTATGATGTGCTTTGCCAATATTCTTGAGACGTATTAGTATACGCGGATTTTGCAAAAGATGCTGACAAACCATCCGCGCCACCACTGGCAAGAGGTGAAAGTCCACTTGGATCTCCTAATTCGGTCGCTATGCCAATCGCTAGTAAATGAGCAGCAAGATAGCAAATTCCTACATCGTATCGGGTTCCCCAAGCGCTTTCGCTTAATTCTGCAACTGCATCACCTATAAACAATTGGACCCTTTCATCGTCTGTTTCGAAAAATTCAGGAAATCGTGTTTTAAATGTATCAGTATCAACAGACATTATTCGGCATCCGTTTCAAAATTTCCTGAGATAAGCTTGTCATATGCTTCTTTTACAGATGATTCGCTGTTTCTTTTGTCCATTTTCATAAACTCTTCCACGCCTGTTTTTTGGAGTGCCTCAAGCATGAAATCTTTAGTACTTATTTGGTCGTCTGCTTCTTTTTCTGGCTCGTCCAGTTTTGGCATTACAGGAATGGCACCAGCTTTTTTAAGATCACCATTTGAAAAATACGACTGGACAACGAGGTACTCCTTACGCGCCTGGTCAATTAATTCCGCGTTTGCTTCCATAGGCACACCAGGAATAAACACCATTTTCACAGGAACGCCCTTTGCCTTATCCATCACGTTAATTGTGATTTGTCTGTTGGTTGTATTGATGTACATTATTGCCTCCGATAATGTGGTTAATTAAATACCGTCGCGATAAACGCCTGATAGTGGATATCTCCATTCCGCAGGTCCAAGACGATAAATGCCGGGAACCTGATACTCATACCCTTTTAGCTGTGGAGCCAAAAACTGGAGCGGTACAGGTACGTGCATTTTCTGCTTAATAGGATTCTTGTTATAGGCAATCATCCGTTTAGTTGACCCTGCACCGATTGTCTCAAGGTGCAAGAAAGGCACGATCTCAAGAGGACTATTGGTCATTGCTGTATAAACATTTTTTGACCGAATAAATTCAAGGACAGTGGTGTCATTGACAGTGCCAAGTCGCATTCCTGCAATAAGCTGAAAGGCACTGGAGGGTAACGCAAGAGTGTTAGCCTTATCAATGTTTTTTGTTTGTGCAAAAACATCATTGATAGCGTCGTTGATATCAAAAAGGATCTCGTCGGCTGTTTTTGTTTCCCAACCCGGAGTGGCACTCGCGCCATTGATTACATTGGCAGTAGGAACGTTTGAGTTATTGAAAAGTCCCTCATATCCTTTATCGGTGTCACCAGTTAAGGCCACCATGTCAACGTGTTGCTCGAAAGCAGTACGGCAGACCATGGCCCGACTTGCGTCAAGTGCTTGTCCTGGCACTACGCTACCGTTTGCACTTGCGTATTGAGCAGTCATTAGCTCTTCATAAGTGTAACGATAACCAATACCTGCGGACTCAATTGGAGACACGCCCCTTTTAAATCCAATATCAGCAATCGGAATATCAAGAGCATTTCCTGATAGGAATTTACCCATTCCGACCATATCAATGCTGTAAACTTCTACAGTGCGCGCCCAACCTGCTGAGGTGTCAATTGCACCAGAAGCAAAGGCGTTTTTATACAGTGGTTCTGTATATTCAGTTTGGTAAAGCTGTTGCTCTACATATGCAAGATTTGATTGGAGAAAACCCATCACTCCCGCAGCGTCAGTCTTAATCATGATTTTATACTCCCTGCTTTAATTTAACAATTCCGATTTCGCCAGCCGCCGTGGTGGTTTCCCATGTGGCGCTTGTGATTTGGTCCGCTGAATCGGTTGCTTCAATGGCATCTCCATCGGTGCGAAAGCTGCCTGGTGTTAATGCTGCGTTTACTGTGTGGCGTAAAAACACATCATCACCTGGAGAACAACCGTCCTCACAAACGACGTGTACATAACCGTTTGTGATAATGTCATGAAAAGTATCAACTTCGCTTGCGCCATCTTCCACATTGTCAGCGTTGGACCTTGCAAGAGTGCGGCGAACGATACCAATAAAGTCTTGACCTGTTGCACTTGGCACTTTAACAGAACGATCTTTCGCACCACGAACAACACCTAAACCAAAAGTAATCGCCGTATCGGTCATTTTACTTATCCAATCGTCAAGCGTTGAGGTGTGAGCAAAGTTGCCAGGCAGGGCAGCATCAAAATATTGTTTATATGTGTCTTGGATAACAACCATTATTTGGCCTCCTTTTTGCCGAAGTTTACAAGGTTATCGACGTAATTACTACGTGCAGTTTTGATTTCTTTGTCCACCTTGTCGTTGGTAAATAAATCGCCCATAGCATTTGTTTTTTTAACCATGGCGTTAGTTGCAACAGAGGCAAAAATACCATCAATGAAATCAGATGATTCGGTATCGATTTTCATTTCTGGATGAATTTTATTGACGCAATCTTTTTTAATTTGATCGCATGAATTAATTTTCCAGTCGTATTCATCGCCCATAATGCGTTTAGCAACTTCTGCATTATTGAGGCGGTCAGCGACGAGATTATTAACATCGGGGGCAGAGTCTTCTTTTTTCTTCTCTTCTTCCTCCATGTCTTTAATTTTGCCCTTGAGACCGTCTATTTCTTTTTCGATCTCTTCTTTTTTCTTTTCGAAGTTTCCAGCGTCGGTTGTCATTTTCAAAATAACACCATCGCGCTTGTCAAGTGCCGTTTGAACCACAGTTGCGGCGGTCTCATCAGCAATCTCGACACTCATTCCGTCGATTTTGATCTTCATTTTTACCTCTTTAGGTTTATTTTCCGCGTCGATAGTTCGACACGATCCGCCACACCTGCCCCGATCAACCAAGGCTATGTGATTTCCACTTATATTACGTTGTACATACTCATAATTAACACCGTCATGCACTCCTGGGGCGTAATAGTCTTCACAACGATATCCCACGCTTATTTCTCTACGTCCTGAACGCCATTGATTAATAGCCTCAAAATCTGTGATAGTAAGCGTAGTCGTTAGATGTTCACCCTCTTGTGCGGCAATGCCACCAAAACCAGAGGCAAACTTTTTCCATGTAGATGAATCGATACGGCCCTCTGGAGGGTGGTCGTTTGTAACCGTCAAATTGCTCATTGTGCGCATTGATTCAGGACAAAAGACCTCTTCCGGGAATCGCATTACATTTACTACTTTTTCAGGGTTCCCACCGTCTTTGACCTGGGATTCTAAATATTGTTGGATACCTACACGCGCTATCTTGGCATCTACAACAATATATCCCTCGTCGGTTTCTCTAAACTTTGAAGCAGCGTCTATTTTTATAGTATCGTATTTCATATTTTTAAATTACCGGATCAGCGGTGCATCTGCACAAAATTGCATCTCCTGCATGCCCATCAGCAGGGGGCTGTCTAAATGGTTTACCGTTAGGAGCCATAGGTGGGTTTTTGGTGTTCTCCCACAAAAAGTACTGCCCTTCACGTTTCCAGTGATCAAATTTTGATTTAGGATACAAGCCACTAGGGTTACCCCTAACGCGTTTATCCTGAGAATTACGCCATTGATAGCCGACAATGCCCGCTTGTTGCTGGCGTTCTTTGTTCAAGTTGCTCACCAGTTTTGCGGTTTGATCTCTTGCAATCAGCTTTGCCTTTTTCTTTGTGGATCCGTTTAATTTCTTTATATCAGCAATAAGACTACCACCTGTGCGACCCTTTGTAACGTTTTCGTGTATCAGCTGTTCAATTTTACTAAAATACTGTTCTGGAATAGATTTAATCAATGATACGTTTTTAACAACAGAAGATTCAAGCGCCGTTGCAATTTTAGGAGTCAATGTCGTTGGTAAATCAATTCCCATTCCACGGCTTATTAGATTATTAAACCGCTTGCTTTGCATAACATTAACGCCCATGGCATGCCTGTTTGCTATCATAGTACCAAGACTCTCTAAATCTCCGAAACGAGCGCGTGTATTGCGTAGAATGTTGGTTAAATCTGTTAGTTCACCG